GTCTGTGAGTCACGGCAGAGGTCTGTTACGCCCTTGCCATCGACTGACCCGGGCAGATTTTCGTAGCTGGTTAAGTAGTACGGCTTGCGCCCCAGTGGGTCATAGTTCAATACCGCACGGATGATGACGTTGCCGATCAACCAAATCTCGCAGGGGTATGACAACTGCGGGTCAGGAATCTCTTCTGGCTTCATACCCCAGTCGATAAGCATCTGCCCTTGGACGGTATCCCACAACTGCAGCGCATCTACCAAGTCATCGGTGTGCAGTGCGTACGTTAAGTTCTTACCTTCTGCGGTGGCCTTCGCTGAGTCAGTCCACAACCACTCTTTGAGATTGCCCAGCTTGAAATCATCCAGTACCGTACGGATGGCGTCTTCGGAATACCCCTCAACACCAATTAGCGATTCCAAGTTCTCACGCGTCATTCTATGGCGCTCGATGACGTAACCATCACCCAACTTCCACGACCACGGTGCCCAGTAGATCATGAACGGATCGACACGCTCCCACTCGTTGCGAATCACATCAACTGTAGTGAGCTTGTTACCAATATACTTCATCGACTTGCGACGACGCTTGACCGGTCCTTTGATCACGCCGTAGGGGAACGTCACGATGTCATCCAAGAACTCGTCAAACGCAGCGAGGAAGTTACCCTCGACCATCTGGTCTTCCATCTTGGTTTCCATGCGGTCGATGCGGCGATCCGCCTCTTCCTTCATCTCACGCATGGCTTGGTCTTTCATCGCCTTGGCTGCTTCCTCAAGCATCTCAGGCGGAACCGACTGTCCTTCTGCGTAGAGCGGCATGAGCTTCGCCGCCATCTTCGCTTGCAGTTGGTTAATTACATCCGGCGGCAGTTCTGGTATGGGTGTGGCCTCAAGACTCCATGGTCGATCTGAGCCTGTGCCTAGTAACGTATCCCGCAGCCAGCTTGTCGCTGCGCGGCACTTCACCGAGGTCAACTGAATATAAATGTCTGAGCCGCCCTGCTTCTGAATCTCGGCTAGCTTCTCCGGGTCATACTCACCGTTGCGCTGGCGCAAGCCTTTTAGCATGCGCTCTTCCAACTCTCGCTTGGCCAAGCGGGCGGTATCCCAGCGGGTTTTCACATGCGCCGCCAGCCCCTGAATGACGGGCTGTGCGTTCTGTTCCATCGCACGTTTCTTAGATTCCGCCTCTAAGTCGGCCACCCGTGCCACGGGCATGAGTGCAAGACCTGATCCGTTCATGGTATTTCCTAACCGCGATGCGTGATGCCCCTATGTACACTCACGGATGTGGCGTGTCAAGGTGCTAGGTATACATATATTGTACGCGCTTAACTTCCCGTCGAGTACTGGACATCGCCACCCCGCGTACGTTCATGTCGATCACACTGTCGGCGTACTGGTTGGCGTCGTGGACGTGGGAGTACTCGTTCTTGTCCGGGCTGTCTTCCAACTCGCCGTTCTTCTTAACCCGATACCGGTACCCCGACCGAAACCCTTTGATCAGCATCTGACACCGAGGGTCTATTAAATACATCGCCTTCCCCTCCAGTTGCTGAGATAGCAACCGCTCAACCGCCTGTATCCGCAGCTCGGGCTTGTTCGACGGCGGCTTAACACACTTAAACCCAGCGGCCTTTAGCGCATCAACCAGCGTCATCTCGTTCAACTGAGTCTTGGCATATCCCGCCGGGTCAGGCGCACAGAGCACACTATATCCGGGGTAGTTGTTGGCCACGTACGGCGTTAGCTTGGTTCTGATGAACGTCTCGATGCCCATGTTCTCTGAGGTGATCTCACCAAGCGTCAACACACGCCCACGGGGGTCCCGCTGCTTAAACACCGCTGCCGGTGTGCGCCCGAAGTCGACGCCGATAATGATGGGATAGTCTGATGAGTTCACCGCCCGCAGCTCGTCCTTGGCCACGTGGAAATCTCCGAAGAACGATTTCTGATACACCGGAGTGCCGGACAGCGATCGCCCGAATTTGTTGTGGATGTAAACGTCGATCCAATCCTCAGTCTTGCCCTCGGCCAACGTCTCGTAGTACCCATCGATCAGGTTCTCCGACCAGTCACACTCGGCAGACAAGGCACTGGGCTGCATGAATATCTTGGCCGTGGACGGCGGCTCGGACATGTACTCTTCCCAGTAGGTATCCGCGTCCGGCGCGTTCGTCGCCCCCCAGATGTGATGGTTCGGCGTTCCGTCGTCAGTTACGCAACCTCCATTGGCAACGGAGGGATACCGCCCAACGCGGCCTTGTAGCGCATTAAATATGTCGGGATGGATTTCGCGGTATTCATCGAGGATGCCAAATGAACATTCAAGTGACAAAAGCCGTCGAACGTCGTTGGCATCGTCCAGACCACGAAAGAGCACCTCGCACTCCACGTCATCAAAGCGAAGGAAAAACCTTTTGTCAGTACGCGCATAAGACCCCGCCACCCCTTCTGGGAACCACGTCATGAATGTCGGGATTGTCGCATCTGTCAGCATCTGGTTCGTGTTCCGCACCACCACTGCCCTAGACCTTCGCACCCCATCGCGTCCCTTCCTCATTTTCTTCGCGTGGTACGCAATCTTCATCATGGCAGCGGAGGATTTGCCGCTTCCTACTGGCCCTGAGACGAGGGATACAAACGCTTCTGATGTCAGAAAGCCCGCTAGGGACTTCGGTGGGGTGTAATTGATCTGATTGCTCATTGGCAGTAGTCTTCCCCGGCGTATTCATAGGAATCATCCTCTAAAAACAGCACTTTTGCAGGGGAAACAGGCGGATTTGCGTCAAAAATCAGCGTTTCTGCGGGCTTTTCAGGGGTCGATGGGAGGTTAATTGTGATCGAAAAACCGGCACCAACCTGCCCAATTTGCCCTGTTTTTGGCTTCAAATCAGCCCATTCGACGAAGTTTTCAGCGATTTTTGACCGTACAGCCGCCGGTGTGTCGGGGTCACGGGCCATGTGGTAGAGGGTCGGCAACAAATCTTCCGCCAAAACCTTGGCTTTTGCCGAAAAAGAGAAGCCGTTTGTGCGCAGGTCGTTGGCGTATGAATCCACATACCGCTGAAACTGCGGGTTTTTGGCTATTTCGTCGTACTCAGTCTGGGTGATACCTTCGCCTGCAATAACTTCGTGGATTGGCCGCATGGCTCCCACTTGGTTTCTAGCTATGGCAAGCGCAAGTTCACGCAGAAACTGGTCTGCTGTGATGGCGCTGTTCATGCGCGGAATATAGCATGTTTGGAAATAGGCGCAAGGGGGTGTAAAAGACGTGGCAGGGTTAATATTTGTGTGTAAAACATAAAAAACAGGAAATTTTATGAGCGTGAGTGATAAGAGGGGGGTGGGTGGGCACGGGGTGGGGGTCCCCTAGGGGGGTCATGGTCAACTACTATCATCGCCCATGCCACCCATCCAGAGTTATCCACAGGTTTTGCGTGAAATTTCTGCTATACTTCGTTTCAGCAGTTGAGAAATCAATTGCTGCAAACTTGATAACTTAGGAGAATGACAATGGCTAAAAAGCAAACACTATCCGTGTCCAAGTATCTTGCTGGAAAAGCAAAAGACATGGCCGACATCCGTGCTACCCATAAGCGGATTCGTGATAACAAAGACAAGTTCGAACTTGCATTTTACGCAATTAACATTGTGGCACAGCGCGCGCAGTGGGACGGCAAGGTTTGGATGAGTGCAGAACCTTCAGTCTGGCACTCATGGAACGGCGATGCGAATCTAAGCGTATGTTGCCAAATTGAAATGTCCGATGTGACATCACTCAAAGAAGGTCGAGTACCTGACACACTTGCAGTAGCAGAAAAGGTCGGATTCGAGTTCGACACTACTGACGATTATGCTGGTGTCAACTACGCTCAGCGATCATATCGTGCCACAGGCGAATTCGGTGGTGTTCGTGTCAGACTGACAATTGTTGCTGATATCGCAAAAGATTCGCAGCAGTGCAAAAAAGTTAAGACTGGCACAGAAATCAAAGAAGTTGACAAGTTTGAAATTGTTTGCGAATAATTAACAAGGCCCGCGAAAGCGGGCTTTTTTTTCGTCCGACCTCAACTACTATCATCAAATCCCGTTGACATTATTAATTTGGCACCATGCGACGCGCCGCGTAACTACTATCATCGACTGTGGTGGTAATCCCGTGGGATTAATGGGTTTTGGGTTGACATATCACATGGGTGTG